TTATGTGGTTGTTGCCACAGACATTAAAAACCCTGTGTTTGTTAAAGCATATGACAACACTTGGAACCCAGTGGGCACAGCAGATTGGATTGCCAAGACTCCCACAGTTGTTGGTACAAATGTAGTCACTAGTACTACATTGACAGCAGCTACCTCAATCTACATCAACACTGTGGAAATTATTATACCTGCACCAGCTGGGTTGGCAACTAACCCTTCACTTGCTCAGGTAGTTGCTGCTATTAATGCAGCAGTTGCACTTGCTGGCAATGCCAACATCTTGATGGGTGTCAGAGCTGATGTAATTGGCGGTAAATTGGCAATATTTGCCACACGTGTTGCCAACAGCACTGGTGCACTTGTTCCAGTATTGGGTGTTACACCACCACCAGATGGCGCTATTGCTATTGCCAAAGGTGCTGGTACAGCAATTACAGATTTAGGTCTTACAGCTGGTACTTTCAATGGTCCGCTATTTGTTTCACAGCCTCACTATAATGTTCCAGCTTGGAAAACAACAGATGTTGGTACTATTGCTGGCGCACAAGCAGTATTGGGTGCTGGAGCAAATACTGGTAGTATTGCTAGTGTGTTCATCACTAATCCAGGTTCAGGGTATGCTGCTGTGCCTACAGTACAGATTGGTACAGTATGGGCAGCTAATGCTCCAGTTATCCTAAACCAAGACATTGTAACACCAGATGGATTGCATTATCGTGTAAGCACAGCTGGTATTTTAGCTGCTACTGCACCTGTAGCACCAGGAACTGGTTTAAATGTGACCAATGGTTCAGCAGTGCTGACACAACTGGGAACAGCGGCACAAGCGATTGCCACAGTTTCAAATGGCAGTATTACTGGTGTCACAGTGACAAATCCAGGTTCAGGTTACAATAGTAGCCCAGTTGTTAGCTTTGCTACTCCAGCTGGTCAAACTAGCCGTCCCACAGACAGTGTATGGTTAAAGACCACTGCGGTTAACCAAGGTGCAAACTATAGCATCTATAATTATAACAGCATCAGCGACACTTATGATGCACTAACAGCTAGTGTTATTGTAGGCAATGCTGCTACAGCAATTAATGCTCTAGATCCAGCTCAAGGTGGCCTGGGTATCCCTCGTGGTACAGTATATGTTCAAACAAACTTTGGAACAAGTGCTACTGGTCAGCTAAACTACCGCATCATGCAGAGAATTGTGCAAGGTGCTACAGTAATCACTGGGTTGAATACTAATCCTACATTTACAGCAGGCGATAGCTTCTGGTTAAGTGTAAGCCAAGTTGGTGTTGCTTCATATACTACACCAGTGCAGATCATCATGATAGCACCAACAACTGGACAAAGCAGTGTGGCTATGTGTGCTCAGCAGGTAAATGCAGCTAATATTCCCAACCTGGTAGCAAGTGTCACAGGCAGCAACCAGATTGTGTTAACACACAAGACTGGTGGTGAAATTAGAATGTATAATGGTGTGAACACTCCGCTGAACACAGCTGGTATCGTATACAGCAGCAGTCCTGGTGCAGTGAATACTTCATATGTTCTGCCAAGTGATTCAAGTGCTACTACAATTATTGGTTCAAACTTTGCTTATGCTCCTGCGTTTAACTTGTATCAACAAGACACACAACCAATTACTGCACCAGTTGATGGCGCACGTTGGTTTGCGGAAACACCCATTGAAGTTGACATCATGATCAATGATGGCAGTCACTGGAGAGGTTACCACAGCAGCAGATATACCACTGATAGCCGTGGATTTAATCTACAGAACACTGATATTAATGGCATAATCATCAGTAGCACAATGCCTATGACCAAATCCAACGGCAGTAGCCTACTAAGTTATGGTGATCTATGGTTAGACACCAGCGATTTAGAAAACTATCCACTGATCAGCCGTTGGCAGAATGTACTGGGCACAGACAAATGGGTAAGCATTGATGTCAGCAACAGCACAAGCAGCGATGGTATGTTGTTTGCAGATGTTCGTTGGGACATGAATGGCACTGTTGATCCAGCATTGGATGCAAAACCAGCTATCTCAGACTTGTTAACTAGTGATTATGTAGACCTGGACGCACCTGATCCCACATTATATCCACGTGGTATCCTGTTGTTTAACACACGCCGCAGCAGCTATAATGTCAAAGAATATCAGAGTGCAGCATTTACACATGCAAACTATCCACTGATGCCATTGCCAGCAGAAGCAGGTACTTGGCACACCGTGAGTGGCAAGAAGACCAACAATGTTCCATATTTTGGTCGTCGTGCTCAACGTAATGTCATTGTTAGTGCAATGAAAGAAGTGATTGATATGAATTCTCAAATTCGTGAAGATCAACGCTTCTTCAACCTGCTGGTATGCCCAGGTTATCCTGAACTAACCAGTAATTTGATTGTACTAAACAATGATCGTCGTAACACTGGCTTTATCCTAGCAGATACTCCCATGGGTCTAGCATCAGATAGTACAAATGTGCAGAACTATATCACTAACGTCACTGGTGTTAATGATACCAGCGAAGATGGTTTGATGAACGAAGATAGCTACACTGCTGTGTTCTATCCCGGCGGTGCTATCACTAATGCACTTGATGGAGTAGGCCAGGTTGTTGTTCCAATGACTCATGCTATCCTACGCATGGTTGTTAAGAGCGATCAGAACAGCTATCCATGGTTTGCACCAGCTGGTAGCACACGTGGTACTATTGACAACGTGTCAGGCATTGGTTATGTGGATCGTCTAAGTGGTAAGTTCTACAAGATTGGCACAGGCCAATCACTGCGTGATCTATTGTATTCAAATCGTGTTAACCCAGTTAGCGTATTTCCGAGTGTTGGCATCCTTAACTATGGTAACCGTACACGCCAGTCAGCTGCTACAGCGTTGGATCGTATCAACGTGGCACGTTTGGTCAATTACATCAGATACCAATTGGAAGTATTGACTAAGCCACTGGTATTTGAACCCAACGATAAGATCACACGTAACGAAGCTAAACAGGCAATTGAAAGCCTAATGAACAGCCTGGTAGCACGTCGTGGCTTGTATGATTACCTGGTAGTTTGCGATGAAACAAACAACACACCAGCTAGTATTGACCGCAATGAATTGCATATTGATATTGCCATTGAACCAGCTAAGGCGGTTGAATTCATCTATATCCCAGTGCGTATCTTGAACACTGGTGCTATTAAAGGCACCAACATCAACAGCAATGGTCTTGCCAACAGTTAATATTTGGTAAATTAAACAAGGAGAGCCGCCTCAGGGCGGCTTTTCTGCTTTTGGGCTTATGGAAAAAGGTCTGTAACATCATAAATAATACTATAAGGAGATAGCAATGGCAGTTGCATCATTATTAAATCTAACAGTACCATTGGCAAGTGACCAGAGTGCCACCAGCCAAGGCCTGTTGATGCCCAAACTAAAGTATCGTTTTCGTGTTACTTTGGAAAACTTTGGTATCACCAGTCCAACAACCGAACTAACCAAACAGGTTATTGACTTCGCTCGTCCCAACCTAAACTTTAATCCATTTGCTATTGACATCTATAACAGCAAAGTCTATCTAATGGGCAAGCCAGAATGGCAACAGGTTACCCTGAACCTACGTGATGACAGTGCTGGTGCAGTAAGTCTGCTAGTTGGTGAACAAGTTCAGAAACAATTTGACTTTGCTGAGCAGGCAAGTGCAGTATCTGGTATTGATTACAAGTTCATCACACGTTTTGAAGCATTGGATGGCGGCAACGGCACAGCTACACCAAATGTCCTGGAAACTTGGGAACTTTATGGTTGCTTTATTGCTGAAGTTAACTACAACAACTTCGAATATGGCAGCAATGATCCAGCAACCATCAGTTTGACTCTGCGTTATGACAATGCATTGCAGACTCCAATTGGAACTGGTGTTGGTAAAGGTGTACCTCGTGGACGTGGAACTGTAATCACCGGCTAAGGTAAAAAACCATGGCTGGATTGGCGAGTTATATATTTGGTAGCATGAAAAACGGAGGTCTGCATGATTACAGTCATGCTGCCCAGATCTTCCGCTCCAGCAATTATACTCGTGCGCCCAAAGAAAAATGGATGTTCCAGGTTAACTTTATCCTGGACAGCCAAAACAACACATTTGATTTAAGCCCGGCAGAATTAAGTTATCTGGTAAAATCCGTGGAACTACCCAAGTTTACCATGGAAACCAAAGTCATGAACCAGTACAATCGTAAAACCTGGGTTCAGAACCGTATCAAATACGAACCAGTCTCTATCAAATTCCATGACGACAACATCAATGGACTGAGAGAATTCTGGCGTAGCTATTATACCTACTATTTCACAGATGGCAACTATCAACAGAACACCTATGCCCTGGATGATCGTTACGCAGACACTAATGCACCCAGTTGGGGATTGGATAGTGGTACACAAGGACCTTTTTTAAGTGCAATCGAAATCTACAGTTTGCATGGCGGAGTCAGTAATCTGATCACACTAATGAATCCTGTAATCACCAGTTTCAGTCATGACAGTCACGATTACAGTCAGACACAAGAATTCATGGAAGCTACCATGCAAATACATTACACTGGTGTCACATACAGCCAGGGTTATGCTGCTGGTATAGCTGGCTTTGCAGATCCAGCTGGATATGATATTACTCCCAGCGACATCAGCGGCATGTATAATGGTTATGTGGTAGATCCAGTTACAGGAAACCTAATTCAAGCTAACGGACAATTTATTAATCCTGGTCTGCCAGCGAATTCTCGTCGCAATATCGGTGGTATCTACAATCCCACAAGCAAGAACGGACTTACAAGTTCGGAAATTAATAGTATATTACGCAATCAAAATGTAAAATTGGATCAGTTTGGATTTCCTGTGGCCAATACTCAGACGCCTACATACAGCCAGAATAATCCTCTAGTAGCGCCAGGTAGTACAACAGCTTTCAGTAATGGACAGCTGATTAACAGTAATGGAAATATATTTTATCCAGCTGGCACTGTCCAAAACAGTCTTAGTCAAATGGGTTATACACCAGCACAAATTGCTGCTGCTACTAAAAAAAGTCCATTAACTGCTATTGCCACAGCGGTAGGCACCAATCTACTCACAAGTGCTATAAAAAGTTTGTTAGGTGGGACAAAAAATGGTTCTAACAACACTGCTAAAAGCAACGCCACAGGCACCGATGCTAGTCCAGCACAGCCAAGTGGTGGTGTGGATAATAATGCCATAGACACTACTAAAACCAATGTGACCATGCCACAGGCTAGACCAGCTAATCAAAACGATAGTGGCACACCTGTGAATAATAAAGATTTCCAAGCTAGTCAAAATATTAAAAACTACGAAAGTGGCTACAGCGGTGGGGCAGGGCGTGGTAGTGGTGCTGGCTTACCTCAAGGCGTTAACAGTCCTTATGTGACTGCTGCTGACGTAACCAGTAAAAGCGAAGTATTGAACAAACAAATTACTGAAGTTGATAACAAACAAGCACAGTTAGATGCACAAGTTGCCAATGGGCAGATAAGTGACAGCAACTACGAAAAACAATCAGCAGCGTTAGCAGCTCAGAGAAGTGATCTGGAAACACAACGAAATGTAGAAACAAACGCCCTGGCTGAAGCAGTTAATCCAGCTAATCCTGGAGCTGGAGCAGCCGCAGCAGAAGCAAAAGCATGGGACAATCCATCGCCTACACAAACATTATCTTCAACACCATACGAATCTGGATATTTAGACACTGTATCACCTACTATCCTGGACCCAAATAGTGGATTAAGTTATCCTAATCCCGATTATCAAGCGCCAACAACAACAGCAGATTGGAATGATCCCAGTCAAAATCCTTATAGTGCTCAGAATACGCCTAATACAGCAGAATATGAGCCATATACATCTGACTATTCATCAGCTAGTGAATATGATTATTCATCAGCCCAAACTGGTGGTTCAGGATATTTTGATGATCAATTTTAAGGAATCAACAAATGGCCAATGTACCCAATACCAATACTAATCCTGACAGCGCACAAAACTTCTTCAATGGCTATTTCAGCCAAACACTACAAGTGAGTAGTGCTGTATATGGGCAAGTTAACGGGTTTTTCTTGGCCAGAACTAGTAATCCTGCAGTGGCAGATAGTCTAAGTCAGGCTCTGCTTACATTAACCTATAATAATAATTTAGATCCACTGGTAATGATTGCAGAGTTTGATAAAACAGCAAGTGAAAGCGATTTAAAAAAACTACTGATTAGTTTTTTCAACGCCAGTAAAGGTGCTACCAGCAAGCTGGGCTATGTCAACAACAGACAAAATAACAATTTAATAAAAAGAAGCATACTAACATGAAATATAGTCAGGGCATATTCCAGCCTACGAACCCTGACAAATATGCTGGCAAAGGCAGTATCAGATATCGCAGCAGTTGGGAACACACATTCATGCAATTCTGCGATACCAATCCCAACATCATAAGCTGGGCTAGTGAAGCCATACAGATACCCTACTATAATCCTCTTAAACAGAAAAAAACACATTATGTGCCTGACTTCTTTATCAGATACAGAGATAACACCGGCACAGAAGTTACTGAATTGATAGAGATCAAACCCAGTAAAGAAACCAGTTTGGCCAATGCTGGTAAGAGTATTCGTAATCAGGCTTTTGCTGTGGTCAATCAGGCCAAATGGCAGGCAGCAGACAACTGGTGCAAACACAATAACATCACTTTCCGAATAATTACAGAACATGATATGTTCGCCGGCACCAGCAAGAAACGATAACTACTGTTATGACAGAAAAACTTGAAGCACTTTTTCATTTACCACCTAGTCCTAGCAAAGAAGTGTCTGATGCACTTGCCACAGCCACAGCCATAGAAGCTACTATACCATTTCAACCAGAAGATTCCATGGACAAGGAATTGGATCAGTTGGCAGATCAAGCTGTGGAAAGTTTTGAAAACCTACAAAGTTTGGGTATGAATGTGGAAGCCAGATTTAGTGCGCCCATATTTGATGCTGCCAGTAAGATGTTGGGGCACGCCATCACAGCCAAATTGGGTAAAGTACAGAAGAAGCTGAAACAACAAGAGTTAGCATTACGAGCAGAAAGTTTAGCCCTGAAGAAAGCCACAGTCAACGATGAAGAAACACCAACCATGCAGGCCACAGTATTTGACAGGAATGAGCTTCTCAAGTCTTTCGGCAAGAAACAATAAATATCATATAGAGGCATTGCTATGAAGAACTTCAAAAACTATTTGATGGAAAGCGAAAAGAAGTATGGTTTCAGGGCCAAACTGGCTGCAGAGCTAGATAAAGCTCAAATGGAGTCACTGCAACACCATTTGGCTCGTTGGAACCTGGAAGCTATCAGTGAACCCAAAAGATTACCCATTGCAGAACAGCACCTGGGCTTTGATCATTTGCGTAATACTGAAATGTACATTGTGGACATGGTTGTAAATTATCCCTGCACCCCGCAGGAAATACAAGCAGCTATTCACGAAGCTACAAAGGTTCCCATGAGCCATATCATGGTATTGACACCAGAACAGGAAGTGATAGCTGCGCCTATTGCAGCAGAAAGTGATCAGCCTATACTTACTAGTGATTATCCTGCTCAGAAAGCACCACAGTTGCTGGCTGATTTGGCTAATGCACTCAAGAACAAAGGCATTGATCAGCAATTTGCTGTAAAACCAGCAAAGGGTCACACCACTAACGAACTAGAACAATATAACACTAGTGTATTAGGCACTAAAAAGACCAAATTACCTGACCCATATCAGGGGAGAAAATAATATGAATATGATTGATGTAATGAAACGTCTGCAAGAGATCACAGATAAAAGTCCTGAAGTTGCTCAGGCGCTGGATAATATCAGCAGAATGAACGCTCCTGTTAAGGAAGGTGTCGAGATCAAAACCACCGGTGATGATGCTGTGTTGGCACAGATCCTGAAATTGGCTGGTGTTGTTGGTGGTGTTAATACACCTGACATGTCAGCTGGCCCTGGTGATATGCCTGGCGGTCCTCTGGGTAACCCAATGAGTGCTCCTGCAAGCGCAGATCCTTTTGCCAGTTCTGACCCAATGGGCAGTTTAGGCGCTGCGATGGGTATGGGAGATACACCTAATCTGCCAGTGCCAATGGATGCCCCAGTGGATCATCACATGGACAAGCCAGACGAACTGGGCGATATTACCAAGTTGGCAGGTTTGGGCAAACCAGCAATGGGTGGCGGTCTTCCGGGTGAACCTGAAGATGCACACATGGAACCCATGTCAGAACCCATGGACATGGATATAGAAGTTGGTGCAGGCGCAGACGATAAAGATATTGCAGCAGCAGAAGCCAGTGGCAACCGTCCTTATCCCAACAGCCCACATGAAGTGGTTAAAGGTCCTGAAGCCAGCTATCCCAATGGCAACGATTTAAACAGAAAGAAGATCACTGCACCCAAAGTTGCTGGCGGTGACAATCCCATGCACGTAGCAGTGACATTTGACTAAGGAACGATTATGAAGTTTACAGATTATCTAACACAAGTTGAAAGATCACACAACGCACCAGTTACAGGCGACACTGTAAACTTTGAAATCAACAGTGTAAAATCCATTAGTGCTACAGTTGTGGAACATACCAACAACACTGTGACAGTGCTATTGGATGATGTTGCATGGAAACAGATGGACAACATGCATCTGCTAAGTGAAGGTGCTCGCCAACAGATGGCAGAATTTACACTGACCTTTGAACGTGATGGCAACCAGGTACACAAAAAATTCATGCATCAGCCTCCCATGGAAGCTGCTGGTATCACACAGGACTTTGTGCGTAACATTGCCAAGAGCAACCGTGTACATGAAACAATGTGTGGTGAAGGTTATAAACTACGTCGTGCAGAAGCTAGAATTGTGGAAACAGATCAACTGCCTGAATCAGAAGTAGTTGTGATTGCTCGTAATCAATCTGCAACAGAAGCTCGTGTCACATTTGAATGTGTGTATAAGAAAACCACAAGTGATCGTAATAGAATGTTCCTGGAAAGCTATGATTGCACAAGTGCAAAGTCAGTGAATCACTGGAGCTTGCCAGTGAAAACTCGGGGTTAATATGAGAGCCAACGAATTCATTGCTGAAACTGCTGATGATGATTTAGACCCTGTGTACCAGGCAGCAATTAAAAATGCTGTAAAGTTTCCAGATCAAAATCCCAGTACTGGCTCAGCTTACCTAAACTATCGTTTTGGTATTGCCCTGGCTGGTGCCCCTGACTATCCCACAAAGGCAGCTGGCAGCATCAGCGGTGATCCACTGTTGAGTACCTATACTGATGAAGAATTAATGATTATTAATAGTGCTGCCAAGATGGTGGGTAGCAAAGGCATGAAGAGACTCAGTAACAATCGCAGCACTGAATTAAGCAACACAAACAAAACTAGTCCTGTACCACAAAACTCTGGCAAGCATATTAAACGCAAGTCATGAAGCAGTATCAGATTAACACACAGAACTTCAGTGCAGATACAGACTGTGTGTTATCTCCAGACGATCCCCTACATGATATGATTGCAGCCCAGTACATGGGTGGTTTAAATTCTGCACAAAGAATCAATGAGCGCAAGGCAGAAGTGGCCAAAGAAACAGCATCTATCAAAGAACCGCTGCTGCAATATGCCCGTGACACTGGTATAAGACCTGGTACGCCAGCCTGGTATGCTCTAATGGGCGGATCACCCACAATTAAAAATTCCCGGAAAAAAACATGAAGATCCGCGATATCATAACAG